GGTTCAGCCATCAAGAAAAGCGACCTTATGCGTCGCAGTATGGATAAGCTTGATGACGGTCTGGATAGCGTTGGTAACAAATGGACAGCTCTTGCAACAGGCGCTGCAGGTACGGGCTCTGCCGTTGCGGTTATGGGGCTGGAAGAACGTTATGAACGTTTAGGTATTCAGGCAGGCAAAACCAAAGAAGATATGGCAGCGCTGCGAGCAGAGATGTTTGCCACTTCCCAGCAAGCGGATGTTCGGGTAGACCAGGGTGAAATGCTCACTGCAGTTGAGAAAATTGTAGAGAAAACCGGTGATCTCAAATTCGCCCAGGACAACATGGCCAACATCGGGCGTGTTATGCAGGCGACAGGTGCCGCGGGTATCGATGTCGGTGAAATGTTTGCCGACATGTCGCAAAAGTTCGGGCTGAAGAATAGCGAAGATGTTCTTGCTGCCATCGATACATTAGTTGTTCAGGGTAAAGCCGGTGCATTCACCTTGCAGAACTTAGCCGCTGAAGGCGCATCTGTATCTGCGGCTTATGCTGCTATGGGTAGAACGGGACCTAAAGCTGTTCAGGAAATGGGGGCTATGCTGCAGATCTCCCGTATGGGTTCAGGCTCTGCTGCAGAAGCGGCCAGTGCGATGGAATCTGTTCTGGCAGACATCACTTCTAATTATGAAGATATCGAGGCTCTCGGTATTCAGGTTTTTGATGAAGAAGCGTTAGCCCGGGGAGAAAAGAAATTCCGCGACCTGCCTTCAATCGTCAAAGAGATCATGGAGACCACGAATTCCGATATCACCGAATACAGTCAACTGTTTGGTGATGAAGCTATGCGCTTTATGAAAGTGCTATCCAGTGATGACGGAAAAGCCTCGTTCGATTCTTTCTTGTCTATCAGTGGTGATGGTACCGCCGTTCTGCAGGACTCTGCACGGGCAGCGGAAACCGCTAATGCTGCCATGATGACATTGAAAACAGCCTGGATGAGTTTTGCTGATGAAAAGCTGGCAGAACCGATTGCTGATCTTGCCGATGCGATTAACAGCATTGAACCAGAAACGCTCAATGATGCGTTAACCGGAGCAACCGCGTTAGCCGGAACGCTGGGCGCAGTGTGGGCAGGACGCAAAGCCTATAAGATGGGTAAAAGCGTTGTTGATTTTGTCCGTGGTCCGAAAGGTGGAGGCGGTGCAGGTGTACCAGGCTTACCAAGTGGTGAAGTGTCTAACGTCTACGTAACCAATATGCCATCAGGCGGCTTTGGTGGAGGAACGGAAGGAGGAAGACGACGCACACGCGGCAGAACTCGCACACGTTCAATACCAGGCAGAACGCTCGGTAAATTGGGCGGCTTAACCCGTAAGTTACCTTATATTGGTGCAGCTCTCGGGGCGCTCGACATCGGCTCAACATTGATGGATGACTCACTTTCCGGTAAAGAAAAATCTCAACAAGTCGGCGGAACGGTAGGAAGCATGGGCGGTGCTATGGCTGGCGCATCTGTTGGCGCGGCAATGGGCTCATTCGTACCTGTAATTGGTACTGCCATTGGCGGTTTAGCCGGTGCATTAATCGGAGGTATGGGCGGTGACTCACTAGGCAGTTGGGTCGGCGGCCTGTTCGGCTCTGATAAACCCAAACCCGGTGACGCGGTTAAAAAAGCCAATGCGCAAAGCGCTCCGCAATTAGCGCAAACCGCAAACAGCACAGCAAGAATGCTCAACAGTTCGTCAAATAGCAATACACCGGCACAGATAAACTTCAACCCTGTTTTCCATGTTCAGGGCAACGCCAGCGATGAACAAATCGATAAGCTAGAGAAGATGGTTGTACGAGTGGCCAAACAGATGGAAAAACTCAACGTAGGCGGTCGCAATGTACGCTTTGCCGATTCATAAGGAGAACCCATGGCAGATGTAATGATGGCACTGGGTGATTATCGCTTCAGTATCGATACCGCGGCTCTGCAAAGCATTAGTGAAACCCATGCCTGGCGTTGGGCCGATAAAAACTTAGCAGGCCGAAAACCACGCTCGCAGTTCATTGGCGGTGACCTTTCAACACTGCGTTTTGAAGGGACCATTTATCCGCATTTCAGAGGTGGCTTAGAACAAACTGACCACATGAAAGCAGAAGGGGATAAAGGTAAACCGCTACGTATGATTGATGGTTTGGGCAGAGACTGGGGGTTATGGACCATGCGATCGCTGGAAGTGAACAAGACCAAACTCTTCACCAAAGGCGTAGCGCGGAAAATAGAGTTCACCATCGAGATCAAAGAATATCCGGATAAGGAATAAGCATGACAACCTACATCACCAAGAAAGGCGATCAGATAGATGACATCGCGTACCGTTATTATGACGGTATGCCCGGAGCATTTGAGGCGGTGCTAAAAGCTAATCGTGGGCTTTCAGCGCTGCCTCACCCATTAGCTGCAGGTATTGAAATTGAACTGCCGGTTCTCGAGCAGCCGGCAGAGGAAGAAGAGATCAGCTTATGGGATTGAACAACTATAAAATTGTCGCTAACGGTAAAGACATAACCTCAACCATTCGGGACTTCTTTGTTAGCCTGGTCATCAATGACGCTGCTGGTATCGAGAGTGATAGCTTCGAACTGGTGCTGGCTGATGATGGAAAAATTGCATTCCCACGTAATGAAGCCACTATGCAAATCTATACCGGGAAAGACGATAAACACCTAGTGTTCAGAGGTAGTTACACCGTGAACTCGGTAAAACTGCGTAGCCCTGATAAACAAATCATCCTCTCCGGAGATGCCGCGAACCTGGGCGGTAGTTTCAAAACTCAGCGTGATTACACCTGGCAAACCACCACACTAAAAACGCTGGTTGAAACCGTGGCACAGCGCAATGGTTTAACACCTGCAGTATCAGTTGAATATGCCAATACAACGATTGAGCATTACGTACAGGCAGGTCAAAGTGATGCCGATTTGGTGACCGAACTGGCGACCGAACACGGCGCAACCATGAAAGTGGCCAATAAAATACTCGTCTTTTTTCCTCGAGGAGATAACCAAAGCGTCAGCGGTCAAACTCTGCCTGCAGTCTCTGTGCATTTAACTAATGAAACTGAAGCAGAAATCACTCTGGAAGGAACCGGAAAGTTTCAGGCGGTAGAAGCTTACTGGCAAGCAGTAGAGCAGGGGCAGAAGCAATCTGTTCTGGTCGGTGATGGCTCAGGTAAAGTAAAAAAACTCAGTAAAGTGTACCCAACACAGGCGGCAGCGAAAGCAGCGGCACAAGCAAAGCTTTACCAGGAACAATGTGGTGATTACAAACTCTCGTTAGATGATATGCCATTCATTTCCGGAATACAGGCCGAGCGCAACATCCTGCTTTCCGGACACACCAGAAAAGAGTTCAACACTTACTGGATGTGCCAAAGCGTTCGGGAAGTAATTGATGAGAACGGACACGTACTGAGTGGGGAGTTTGTTATCCCCAAACAAGATGTTGGGGATATACCGAGGTTGGGGTAGAAACTTGTGGGTATACGATTTTTTACCACCGTCTTCAATTGTGATCTTAGTTCAATTTGTGATGTCGTATCCACAACTTAAATAATGCCTTGATTTCATATAGTGATTTAAAGATACTGTACATGCATACAGTATTTTGTCGGGGTAAAAATGAGACAAGTTCGAGATACAGAAAAAGAAACGCCAGAGCAGATAGTTCTTGCTCTGGCGTTGGAAAAGTTAGCGTGTATTGCTCGTTCTAAAGAGTCTCAGTCTTTAAGTACATCAAAGGAAGTTTCTATTGCTGAAGAGATTTCTTCTTCAGATAAACCAAGTTTTTCAGCTTGTCGATAAACGGCTGTTATCACGCGAGCTTTTTGGTCACTATCGAGATTTTGCTTAGTTTCTTTTTCACATTCCTCAACAAGCTTAACTACGGAACGCATAAGTGAAGGGTTAACAGGTGTATTCTGATTCTTCTCTGGCTCATATTGAATGAAGTCGCTTCCTACTGGTTGCATCCAATTTTCCAAACGGTTATCCGGATGATGGAGAAGCGCATATGTACCAAGTTCACCACCCGCTATTTTTTTCAAAATATTACCAGGTAAGTTTGGGGTTGAATAAGTATCTCTTTCGCTTTGATGGTTGTTTAATATCCAAGCAAGCTCTTCGCTTCCTTGTCCAACAAGCACTTCACACAACGTGTAATCGATCCATTTACCTTTAAATTCATACTGAGCTGGCTGCGTAAGTACCAAGACTGTTTGCTCAGTTAAAGAACAAACACATACTTGCCAGTTTTCATCTGTAAGCATGGTATTCACGTACACAACAAAGCTTTTAGCGCTTTGGATATAAGTTACGTTAAAGGGTTTACCTTTACCTGATAGCAGCCAGTTTAGATTGACGTTCTCAGCACGGCAGATGGCCTGAAGAAACTCTGGCCCAGGAATACGCCCTCCGGAGAAGATGTGTGAAATTGAGGCACTAGTAAACCCTAAGCTTTTTCCCCATGGAGTTTGCTTACGATCATTTAATACATTATTGAGACGTTCCTCAAAAGAAAAGTCCATAAATTTACCTTCCTCGGCTTGTAATGCTCCAAAAATGGATCTACTATCTGTTTCAAGAGTTAACAAGTTAACTATTTGGATTTAAATTATTAAATTTGATTCAATTAGTAACTTTAACACAGGTGGGAAAAGTGATGGATACTAAATCAGCTTCAAATGCGAGTTTAATTGCTACTCGTGATTTGCAATTAAGAATACGAATCGAGCGTTTAGCAACGTTAGATGATCGTAAATTGGCACAAATGGCACGCATTCTTTTGAAGAAAGCGGTTGAAGAAAAAGAGGAGGAACTAGGTTTACCACCAATAGAGGAGGAAGCAGCGTAACCTAAACAAATTTGAATCAAGGTAAGAGTGGACAGTTTTTGCCATAACCGTATCTGTAGTTATAGGCGAGAAATTTAAGGGAAACTTCTTTATGAAATTTCAAATTGATAGCTCAAAAAAAGGAAAACCGCTTACCAACTGCAATCAGTAAGCGGCCAAGAAGTCTGTATTAAACAGTCTACCTGTAGGGATTAAGAGCGAGGCTGCAACCTCTGTGCTCACGGCTCCAACACCATTTCATCCTTACCGTAGATTGTAGCGCAGCCTTCTGAGAAACCACAACGTATTTGTTTATCAGGGGATTACGATGACATTAGTTATTGATGCGGCTCCTATCTGTGAATTTCCACAGGTAGTGAATGCCAGCTACAACACACTAAAGCAATTCAACAACACTGCAGAACTGGAACGTCAGTTGGGTAAACGCCCTGGCGTTCTGCCAAACGAGATCAACCCAAACCAAAACAGCCATAAATTCGGGCTTATGGATGCTATTCGCTTAATGAAGCTCACGGGTGACATTCAAATCCTTCGCGCTATTGCTGCCGAACTTGGCCATGCCACTTATTTCCTCGGTGATTATCACACCATTTCAGACGTTGAACTTCTAAACAGTTACAGCCAATGGCATGCCGAAATCGGTGATGTTAATCGCGCAATTTCAGAAGCATTGGCAGATGGTGACATCGAGAAACACGAATTCGAACGCATAGAACGTGAACTGCAAGAAACGTTTTCAGCCGCTTTAGAGCTACTGAACCGTATTCGTGCATTGGTAGTGAATTAAGTAACGGCGAAGCCACAGGAGGTATGCCATGAACACTTTATCAACTCAAACCATGATGTCACCAACCAACCTGTTTCAGCACTATTTCACTGAGCAAGAAGAGAAGAAGCTGTTCAAAACGGTTCGGGAAACATACGGAATTTACGCGAAAAGGGACTATTACTGGATGTTATTGATGCGGGAAACGGCGGTGCGTTTAGGCGTGTTGGCAGGGCCTGATGCAGGCAAAGCACAACGTCACGATTTACCCATGCTTGGGCTAACCGTTGGCAACGCTGAACGCAGTCTGCAGGAGGGTTATTTGGTTTACGACAGCATGAACGCTAAGAACCTGAAGAAGCACCCGATAGCGTTAAATAAGTCCGCAGCGAATGCATTAAAACAGTTATTACGCCTACACAACAAAATGAGCGAAGGCATTGAATGGGATACCCCACGATTAGATCGTCCGCTTTTCCTCAGCCGCAACCATCAGGCGATGAGTCGCCGTTCGTTTCAGTCTCGCTTTACCAAGTGGTGCCGTTTAGCAGAAGTCCCACCGGGAACACCACACTGGTTACGTCATTCATGGGCGAAACGCTTTTTAGAACGCACAACGTCACCAGATGCGCTGCGCCGGGTTCAAGCTGTGCTTGGTCATTCAAACCTTTCTACTACGTCAATTTATACAGCTCCTGACCGGGAGTCTCTTGATGCAGCAATGAGGGAGGCAAGCACATGTTTTCGTTAATGAACCATGTTTTCAGGCAGGCAGCAATTCAAACCGTACAGAGGGGCGCATTAATCAATTTAGAAGGAAATGAATTCTGGTTGGTTGAGCAGTGCCAGGAACAGGGAGCAAACATGATAGTTAAGTGTGTGGGTGAAGATCCTTTAACCATCAGTAAAGACAGAATCGTATCAGTTCGTTCGTATCGATAGGGGAGCAAGATGGCAATAACAAAAACACTCGACGAAACCGTCAGAGACATGCGCCGTAGCGCGTTATCTGCAGCAATTCGTAACATCAACGTCAACGAGTTTAGTGGCAAAGCCTCGACGGTACAGCTTATGGAATATGTGGCTGAACACCTGAAAGTTCAGCCATACACAGTTCGTTTATGGATGATTGGTGACGGCATACCGGAATACTACGTCAAGGAAATGCTGGAGCTTTTGAATCGTCACTCTGTCTGGTGCAAGCATCAGTTATTTCCATCTGAACGTCTCGCCAGAGCTTACATGGAGAAAAGCTATGCCTGAACAAGTTGCCGCAACCAAACTGACACCGCCAGAACGTGCCTGTCTGTTCAGACTGGAACAGCAAATGGTGCGTCAACAAGGTTTTATTAATCGTCTGGCATTCGCTGATGAGCAGTCTTCCGCTTTTGCTCGCTGGGAGCAGGAAGGCCACATCAAACTGGATGACAGCGAACTCAAACATTTACCAAAGGAGCAAGTTGAGCAACAGCAATTAACTCATAGCTGTCACTTAAGTGAACAGCTTTGGATTGCTTCAGCTTGTCTGCGTCGGATTTATGCGTGCGACCTTTAGTTATCCAGGCTGGAAATGCCCACTTTGGTATTCCACGCCTGTACTCACCAGACTGACCATTCCTTCAGTCACTTTGAGTGATTTAGAACCAGATAAAAAGCAAATGGTGTGGGCTCATATTCAGCAAGACCATGAGCCCATTGCGAACCTGCTGAAGTCGTCGGAATTTCAGCAAGTGAAAAAAGAGTTAGAGCGTTACTTTGGCCCGGTTGGCATAGGCGTAGATTTAAAAGATATAGGGGGCACGCTATATGGCGTCCGCAGAAAAGCTAAAACAAATTATTGATTTGCACGAGTTGGCAGATCGTTTGGGAATGGAAAGACCGGATCCCGCAGGTAATTACAAAGCGCCAAACAGACCTGATAAACACCCGAGCGTCAGTCTCTTTGATGCAGGTAAAGCGGGTTACTGGATGTGGAAAGACCACACATCAGGTGAAAAAGGTTCCTGTATCGACTTGGTTATTTATTGCGGCCAGGCTGCAGATACTAGTGAGGCAATGAAGTGGTTACACGAGGAGTTTAATATCCCGACAGATGAAGTTGCTCCTCAGTCAAACCAACCTCAAAGTCAGTTGGCATGGGTGGCTGACAAGCAGTTAGCTGTAGCAGCTGACGCACGAGCTTACTTAATTGACGTTCGTGGTATTCCTGCCGGAACCGTCGATATGCTGCAAAAACGTGGTGCGTTTGGTTACAGCGATTGGACAAGCCCGAGTAAGAACGCTGGCGAACTTGGCTATGGAGGCCCTGCAGTTTCGTTCCCGAGCCGATGCCTATTTACTGGCGAAGTAATGGGGATTGATTTCCGATTCTTTGACCCAGCTTTAAACGGTGATAACAAAACCAAAGCCATGGGGGAGAAACGTGGCTATCCATACATCCCGGATAAAGTAGCGTTAAAGCGTGCAAAGACTGTGATTGTTGTTGAGTCGGCTATCAACGCGATTTCTGCGATCGCAGCTTTTGACCCGGAAGGGAAAGGGAAAGGATGGTTTACGGCGATTGCGACTCGTGGTCTAGCGGTCGAAGAAATTGACTGGCGTTTCCTGATGGGTAAGCGTGTTATTTGCTGTTTTGATAATGATGAACCTATTAAGGACGGTCCAAGGAAAGGGCACAGACCAGGACCTGAAGCGGCCTGGATTGTTCATGAGAAATGCACGGCATTAAACATCCCTTGTTTCCTTGTTGATCAACAAAATGGTAAATGGGAAGGGCTGAATGATTTAAATGATTTCCTTAAAAAGCATGGTCCAGATCTAACTAAATACAACCTTATGTACGGCTTAGAACAATGGTTGGTTACTGGGCAAGACGGTGAATTTGAACACGCTAATTTTAAACGTTTGCCGTTACCCAATCACGACCAAAATCTGTATTGGACGTATCGAGTAAAGCCTGACTTTACCAGCTATTTGAAAATCGTAACTGAGAGTGATGGTGAAGAACGAAAAGTTCCTCAGGATATCTGTTCATTCCGCATTGCCGGCTTATCAAAAATTACCATTTCATCTGCCAGCTCTGCTATGACAGGTGAACCTGATTTACAGCCAACCAAGGTTTATTCCGCCACGATTCAAACTCCGGATTCACCGAATGAATTAACTCGTTTTGTATTGAAGCGAGAGCAGCTTTATAACATTGATGTATGGCGTCGAGAGGGCGGTGGTATTTTTAATCCGGGTAAGTTCACTCGTATGATCTCTATTTTGGAGCGTGCTACGCACATTGGTGAGCGTAATGCCGTGAACTTTGTCGGTTTAGCTTGGCATGATGGCAAAGCAATTTTAAATGAGGGTCCTGATTCTTTCTTCACAGACCCAACCCAGCAATGCCCTTACCACAACTTACAATTCCCTTCAGGAACGCCAGAGCAGGGACGTCGAGTCATTGAGGCTTACCACGGAACATTCAAAAACAATGCGGCTTTGATGCTGTTGGTTTGGGGGCTTGGAGCTCATGCCAAAACGTTTTTAGGCTTCTGGCCACATTACATGCTTAATGCAGGCAAAGGCGCGGGTAAATCAACATTGGTTAAATCTCTGGAACGTACCTTGGCGTTCACAATGTTCTCTGGCCAGAGCTTGAAAACCGAATTCCGCTTGCTGACATCGATATCGCATACCTCTCACCCTGTCGGTTGGGAAGAGTTATCGGCGCAAGGGCAGGGCGTCATCGATAAAGCTGTCGGTATGCTGCAGGAAACCTACCAATACACCATCACTCGCCGTGGTACCGATATGACCGAGTTTCTGAGTATCGCACCTGTTTTGCTGGCGGGTGAGGATGTGCCGGTGCAATCACTGCTGGGCAAATTGGTTCGTTCAGACCTGACAGGCCGCAAAGGTGATCTTATTCCTGATGACTTGCCTCGTTTCCCCGTTAAAGACTGGATTAAGTACCTGACTTCATACACCCGACCGCAAATGAAACGCGCATACCGTGAGTGTGTGGATTATCTATCTAAACATTGTATGGCTAAGCCGGATGATAACGGCGCAAACCGTATGCGTGATAACTATGCCTGCCTGATGTTGGCCTGGCGTTTACTGTGTGAGTTCACCGGTGTAGCCAGTAATTATGGTCACTTTGTTAAAGATATTGTCACTGAGATGAATGCTCATATCCGAGAGACAGAAGCAGAACGTGAGCCATGGGTTTGGATCATGGAGCTTATTTTGGGCGAAATGGATGCTGGCCACTTCCGTCACCCATTCGCATTTGACTGGTTAGAAGGTGAATTGTGTTTACTGGTTCGTACCAGTCACATCATGCAGCACATCAGCCAAAGCCCGGCACTGAAAGCCAAATTCGACAGTTTACCAGTGAAGAGCGATCGCATTCTCAAGAAGCAATTGAAAGAAGCCAAAGTGGTTTTGAAAGATGGCCACGAGAAATCAATCAACGGCAAACGCGTCGCCAACTTCGTCGCCCTGGGCGTTGAGAACCTACGTGAATTCGGCCTGTTCCCAACCGTTCCAAACGACGTTCTAGAGAAAGAAACTAACCAGTAAGGAATAAAGCAATATGGATTTATTTGATGTTCAACGACTGGCTGGCGCAGCGCTAGGCCTCACAGACGATCAGACAGATGAAATCATCGATACAGATGAGGATTTCGATACTCCGTTAATGGAAAAGTTTGGAATTGATTTAGACACGTTTGGAAATCTGGCAGAAGCGTTGTTGCCATTGACCCCTATGATTTCCTCGCCATTAACTAAAACGGTTTACCACGCTTTTGTTCGTCATCTTGGCGGTGGAGATTGTCTAGCTATTTGTAAGCGTAAAGTAGTACTAGAAAAGCCAAAGGAGGTGAATGCTCATGGCTAACCACCAACTCAAAATTAAATCTGAAGATCTAGAAGCCATCATCTCCGGAGAAAGAACTTTTGAGATTCGTAAGAACGACAGGGATTTCAAAGTGGGTGATCGAGTAACGCTAATTGAAGAAGAAGGTGAGCGTTATCTGACTATTCGCATTAAGTACATCACGAGCTACGCCCAACAAAATGGCTACATTGTTTTTTCCTTTGACTGGATTAGCGGTGGAAAAGTAATAGGAGAAGACAACAGTATGGCGGTTGGTTGGATACCGATGAGCTTAGGTTCATTGAGGAACCTTAATTTGAATAACTACATAGCAGCTGTTTTGAATGATAACGGGGATCTCTCGGTATGCAGGAAAACAAACCAGGTTATCAACATGAAGATTGGTTCATTTTCTAGTTTTGAAAAGGCTGTGGAATCAGCATGTGATGTATTGGAAAGCCACATCATCGGTAACGGTGTATTACATCGAGATGCAGGTTTTGGAGGTTTTCTTATTTGTAACGAACAAGAGTTCGAAAAACTAAACAAGGAGGCAGTTGAAAATGCCAAGAACAAAACCACTTAACCATATCGCGAAACTCATAGCTGAAGTTTACGAAGAGGCTGGTATGGACAAGCCATATATTGAAGATAAAAAGCACGACATGAGCAGCCACGAAAACAAATACGAGACGTTGGCCAGCGCCATTAATCTCGATGCCGGCAATCGCAAACGCTTAGCAACGAAACTCGGTATTACGTCGCTGCACTTAGATGTGACAGTAAAAGTTCTTAATCACCACTGTTAATACAAATTGTACAAACCGCAGAAGGTAAAGCATATGAAGAACCAATTAACAGATTTAAACAATCACTTGTTCGCTCAGATAGAACGTTTGGGTGATGAGGATTTAAAAGGTCAAGCGTTAGAGATGGAAGTTGCTCGTACCAAAGCAATAACTTCGGTATCTCAACAGATAGTTAATAATGCTCAGCTTGTTCTCCAGGGCGCAAAATTTAAGGCCGAGTACGCTGGCAAATACCAGGTACCTATGATGGAGGACAAGCGAAATGCCTAAAGGAGTTAGCCATCAGTACACAGAAGAACAAAAGACTTTTTTGAAAGACAATTCTTTACTTCCTCGAAAAGAGCTTACTGAAAAGTTTAACGCTACATTCGGCCTTGAACAGAGTCATAAAGCGATAGCGGCATACTGTAAACGTTACGGTTGGCTGACAGGTCGTACAGGGTGTTTTGAAAAAGGTGAATTGCCATGGAATACAGGCACGAAAGGAGTGTGTAAACCAAACTCCGGAAGCTTTAAGTCCGGGCAAGTACCACACAATAAAAAGCCATTGGGTCATGAACGGATTTGTTCAAAAGATGGCTACATCCTTATTAATGTTGCTGAACGTAACCCTTACACCGGCGCTGATACACGCTATCGCCCTAAACAATATGTCGTTTGGGAGAAGGCTAACGGTAAGGTACCGGAGGGAATGATTTTACGCTTTATCGATGGAGATAAATTGAACTGTGATTTATCCAATCTGGAGTGTGTATCTCAGGCTGTAAATTTGAGAATGAATAAAAACCGAGTGAATGAATTACCTGATGAACTGAAGGAAACTGGTCGTTTGTTATCAAAGCTTGAAGTTGCTTCTTTTGAAGCAAGCAGTCGTAGTAATTAATAAAAGGAACTATCAATATGCACTTATCAAACTTGCAATTAGTAATGATGGCTGAAATTAGCCAGGAACCATCAACAGGCTATGACTTATCAAAGTCATTACTCGATAAAGGATGGAAAGCATCTCATCAACAAATTTATCGTGACTTGGCCAAGCTTCATAAGCATGGAATCGTATCACTGAATGAGATCCCACAATCGGGCAAACCGGATAAAAAGCTGTATCTGATTAATGATGCCGGAAAGAACATGTTGACTCATGCTCTGGATGTTGAGCCTTCAGTATCGAGAGTTCAGGATGAAGCTTTGGTTCACTTATTCCTGGCTAACCGATATTACTTTGAACAACTCGAAGGTTTGTTGTCTGATGCTCTGGAAAACATGCTAGAAGAGTGTCGTTCGAAGGTACAGCAAGAAGATGTGTTGTCTTCATTAGTTCTAAACCGAGAGTGTGAACGTTTAAATGCTGAATACCAATGGGTAACTAATGTATTGAATTCGATGACAACGAAGCCTTGGAAGCAAGTACAAGCAGCATAGGTGCGCAAAACTGTGCTCATGGCTCCAACCAAACCTATGGGATGATCAGATAAATCCCATAGGTTTTTAACCCAACGAGCTGCAACTTGTGGGTTAAAGCATAAGCAGTTTTAGATTTAAGTCGTTGAATTAAATAAATCTGTAAATTTCATCCCATGGATCCACAGGTTTTTTCAAATATCTGTGGGTGGAGATCTTTTATGTTAGTAAAACTCAGTACCTGGCGGAAAACACGGTTTTCTGAAGGTTGTGCTCCGGACGTGCGAGTTTGTCGTAGGGAAATCGTGAATGGTACGTTGCCAGGTAAGCGAATAGGTCGCACTTATTATGTGGATATAGATAGAGAAAAACAGTCATTAGGGGATCCACTACTGGATGATTTAATGACACATTGATTATTCATTTTTGAGGTGACCGTGCCACGTCCTAGAAGTAAAAAATATAGAGACCTCCCAGAAGGTCTCTATTACTACAATAACAAAGGCTATGTATTCCGTCGTATTGATGCAACTTGGAAATCGCTTGGTCATGACAAGTCGAAAGCTGTGTCTATGGCCAAGCGTTATAACGCCACTTTCAGAGTAGCCAAAGATATTACTCATATTGAAGAAACACCTTCACCAGCTTACATACGGAAGCAATCTTTGTTCTCGGAGTTCCTTGATAGAATTAGCTCAAGGTATGAAAGTGAGGAAATCCCCACTCAGGGAACTCTAAATGATTTCAATAATAAATTAATAAAACTGAGGTTGATTCTAGGCGGGTATGCCGGTGCGGCTATTGGTTTGGATGAAGTAAACCTTGTCCTTAACGAAGTCGCCACGAATAAATCAAATAATGTGTATAACCGTTGGCTTTCATTCCTAGAG